GATATTGTTTTCTTTGACTTTCCAGGAGATGGCGTAGACCGCATCTCTCACGTTGGAATCTGTACACACATTGAAGCCGATGGGGTTATCTTGACTATTGAAGGAAACACATCCTCAAAGAAGTCTGGGAGCCAACGCAATGGTGGAGAAGTGTGTAAGCAGGTTCGTGCATACAAGAAAAACAAAAAAGGTATTACTGTTAGCATTGTTGGTTGGGGTCGTCCTAACTACGATGGTAATGAGGTAATAGCACAGGTCCCAGTACCTGAGAAGCCAGCATTTCCAGGGCGTATTACGCCAGGAGATAAGGGCGAGGGAGTTAAGATAGTTCAGCGAGCACTTGGCTTAAAGGCTGATGGCATTTATGGTCCAATAACCAAACAGAACGTCATCAAGTTCCAAGATAACCACGATATTGTTGACAGCAATGGTATTGTTGGTCCTAAGACTTGGGCAGAACTTATCAAATTCCTTTAATCAAACTAAGGAGAAAACAATGAAGGCAAAACTAATCGCAATCGCTAGCACTTACTTTCGTGCAGCATTCGCAGCAGTAACCGCTTTATACCTTGCAGGTGAGACAGACCCAAAGGCTCTGGCTTATGCATTTATAGCAGCGTTCGCTGGTCCTATTCTCAAGGCTTTGGATACCAATAGCCCTGAGTTTGGTCGTGGAAGCAAGTAACTGGAGTACCGATTAAACGCCTTCTGAGGCGCTTTTAAGACACTTAGACCCCTGGGTCATAGAGAAATCTATGGCTTGGGGGTCTTTTTGTCATTTCTTCTGAATCCAGACTTGGTAATCCTTGGACAGTAATTCGTACTCGCCAGTATATTTGGCAAGGAAATCATCTATCGCTGGCTTAGGTGTTGTGTGCAAAGGTAGGTCTTCTCCCCATCTGTAATCATCAAAGGCTAGGATTCCATTGGGTTTGAGGATTGACCAACAAGCCTGAGCATCTTCTGCCACAGCCTTGGCTGTATGGTCTCCGTCTATGTAGATGAAGTCGTAGGAATCCCTGAGGTTAGGTAAAGCGTACTCAGACTTAGAGCAGATAGATAATAAATTGTTATACTTCTCTGTGCGCTGGTTGTAGTAAGCCTGAACACCTGAGAACGAAATGAGTTTATGTTCACGTTCATCTGAGCCTTCCCAAGTATCTATATCTGTAAGGGTAGATGATGGGTCGGTTAGAATATTATCAAGTAACCAGACGGAAGCATCACCTGTGTATGCGCCAATCTGTAGGAACTTAAGGTTTGGTTGACCAGCCAGTTGGGTTAGATGATTCTCAAAGTTGTATTGTTGACTTGCGAACCAGTTAGGGAATGTCGGTGTGTCGTTTTGCATTAAGTGTCCTGTCTGTGTATAATTAATTATATAATAACATAATTAATATATATAGGCGCTAAGGCGCCATATAATATATATAATAATTATATATTATATATATACATTCAACTGAATATTAGATAGTTCTCTTGTGTTGAGTACTCTCCTGTCCTCCACAGGAGGACTATCTAACATTATTAGACAGGAGTAAATATGTTCAACAAAGAAATCAATGAATTAATTACTGAACTTACTGATGCAATTTACCTACTGACAGAGAACATTGTTTCTCTTAAAGAAGACATTGCTGAATTAACTTCGGAATTACTTGATGATTAAACTTGACTCATACGAATTACCAGCACACGTTTCGTACTCAGCCTTCACTACATTTCTAACCTGCGGTTATCAGTATTACCTAGGTAGATTACTTCAAGTACCTGAAGAACCTAGCATTTGGTCTGCAGGTGGACGAGCATTCCACTCAGCAGCAGAAATGTGGGATTTAGAAAATGAGTAATGCATACTGGGATATTGCTTGGCTCAAGGAAACAAAAGACCTTGACTTAAGTAAGGCTCGTATTGCTGGTCGCTCTACCAAGGCTAACCCTGATAGGGAAGATGCCGTATGGTGGGATACACAAGGTTCCATTTGGGTAGATAACTACATCAAGTGGCGCAAGAACAACCCTGACTGGAAAATTTGGACAACACCTCAAGGTGTACGTGCCATTGAGTTAGAGTTAAATCCAATAATCGCTGGCGTGCCAGTAAAAATGTTTATTGACAGAATCTTTGAGGTTAACGGACAACTTGTGATTGTAGACCTCAAGACATCAGCACGCCGTCCTGCTTCTGACCTTCAACTTGGCTTCTACAAAGTAGGAGTTGAAATGATGTTAGGGGTAGAAGTCAATCTTGGAAACTACTGGATGTCTCGTGAATCTGGGACAGGAGAAATGATTGACCTAAGTAGATATACCAAAGACACGCTTGAGTATTTCGTGGATGGCTTTGATAAGGCTCGCAAGGCTGGTATATTTCTACCGAACCTACAATCGTGCAGTTACTGTGGACTAAAGCAGTACTGCCAATTTACGAAGGATAAATAATGACAACAGAAAACTGGAAGTTACAAGTATCAGTTAAGTCACCTAATGGTGATTTGATTAACGTCCGTGCTAATACTGCGGATGAACTAAGCGTTCTACTTGAGGGTCTAGCAGACTACTCAACACAGATTGCTGCAACATCTAAGGCGGTAGCAGCGGCATATACCGTACTCCCTTTATCAACTGGCGCTTCCACACAAGACACAACGCCAGCGCCATTCTCATCAGCGCCCCAGGCGCCAACAGCATCACCTACGGGTGGGTTGAGCAACCCAACTTGCGTGCACGGAGCACGAATCTTCCGCCAGGGAGTAAGCAAGACGACGGGGAAACCTTACGCATTCTGGGCGTGCCCAACACCACAGGGGACACCAGACCAATGCAAGCCAGCAAACTAGTTCAACAAGAACTAGAATAAGAATTGGTTGAGGGGTAGTTATTAGGGGAAGGTGATTACCCCTCTTCCAACTTAAGACAGGAGCGCACGTGAAAACTTTAGTAAGAAGTATCGGAAGGTCAGACATAGGTGGAGAACCTTTGCCCTCTGTCTTCAAAACATTTGATGCAAATAAAATTATATTTCGTAGAGCAGAAGTCTCTATGCTTGCAGGTGTACCAGGAGTAGGTAAGTCAACTCTTGCACTAGCGTTAGCACTAAAGATGAGAGTGCCAACTCTGTATATATCTGCAGATACCAACGCCCACACTATGGCTATGCGTATTGCTTCAATGATTTCAGGTAAGAATCAGACAGATGTAGAACAACTAATGGCTAATGATATTGGCTGGACTAAGGCTATTCTTGAGAAGAGTAACCACATTGTTTGGTCATTTGATTCAAGCCCTACTCTGCAAGACATTGACGAAGAAGTACAAGCCTTTGAAGAACAATGGGGTTGTCCTCCTACTGCAATCTTTGTAGATAACCTAATGGATATTGCCACAGATGGTGGCGAAGAGTTCGCATCTATGCGTGCGATTATGAAGGAGTTAAAGTATCTTGCTCGTGCAACTAACGCTGCTATCATTATTCTTCATCATACTTCTGAGGGTGTTATGGGTAATCCTTGCCAACCCCGTTCTGCACTTCAAGGTAAGGTGGCACAACTACCTGCTCTCATTTGTACTCTGGGTGTTGTTGGTACTTCTATGGCTGTTGCTCCTGTCAAAAATAGATACGGGCGTGCCGATGCCAATGCAAACCTAACTTGTTGGCTATCATTTAACCCTGAATATATGTATATGGAAGACATACCAGAGAATGGATAAGCAATGATAAGAGAAGAAGAAGACGATATGACGCAAGAGATGCGTGCATTTGTCTTACTTGAAATGAAACAAGAGACTGCTAAGTTGATTCAAAAGATTGAGTCAGCAAAGGTACCAGTTACTGATGAGTGGACTGAAGGTGTCAACGCTGGATTAAACTGGGCTGTTCGTATTCTTAATAAGGACAAGAGTGCAACCTAGTGGCTAATCCTAATGGGCGCAAGGGCGCACAGTTTGAAACAGATGTAATGAAATGGCTCCGTAAGATGGGTGCTATGGCAGAGCGTCTGACTAAGGCTGGCGCAAAGGATGAAGGTGATATGGTTGTAATGATTGCGGGTCAGTCATACATCTTTGAACTTAAAAACCGTGCGACATTATCTTTGCCAGAGTTCTGGCGTGAAGCAGAAGTAGAAGCAGTTAACTATGCTAAGGCAAGAAGCATCAAGGATGTTCCGTTGCACTATGTAATAGTTAAAAGAAGAAACTCTGGTATTGAAAACGCTTGGGTGATTCAAGATTTAAATCAATGGATGAAGGAGAAGACAGGAGATGTTAAAAATTGACAATGACCTACCAAGTATCAGAGAAGTTCTTATCCACTACGGAGCAAACTTACGACAAACTCACGGGCAAGTTAATCTCAAGTGCCCTTTCCATTCCGACACACACCAGTCTGGAAGTGCGAATCTCAACAATAACATATTCATCTGTTTCGCCTGTGGAGTGCAAGGTAACAGTTTACAAATTATCGCACAACGTGAAGGGGTAAACATCCGTGAAGCAAAGTCAATCGCAGAAGGATTTACTACGCAAGGCAACAACCAAGTACGCGGCAAACATCTTTCAGGCTCAAGATTACCTAGCAAGCAGGGGAATACCAATAGAAGCAGCACGTCTGGCGCAATTAGGCGTAGTCGCGGAGCCTGAGATTGGTCACGAACAATATGCTGGAAGACTTTCAATCCCTTACATCACTAAGACTGGTGTTGTTGACCTAAGA